AACCGGCATCCACGTCACGACGATCGCTCGCATCCGCGATGGGAGCACGCTCGACCCGAAGAGCTCCGTCGTCGCTGCGCTCTCGGCGTACCTGGAGGCGCGCAAGTGACCCGCCTCGAAGCCGCCCTGGCCTACGCAAGCTGGGGCTGGCCCGTGCTGCCCATCGTGCCGAATGGGAAGCTCCCGGCGACGGCGCACGGGGTTCACGACGCATCGACCGACCCCGAGCAGATCCGAAAGTGGTTCGAGGGGCGCGACGACCTGAACCTCGCCATCGCCGCAGGAGCTCGAAGCGGCCTCGTCGTCTTTGACATTGACCCGCGCAACGGTGGCGACGACTCCTTCGCCGAGTGGACGGCGAAGAACGGCGCGCTTGACGCCGGGGCGCTGCAACTCACCGCAGGCGGCGGCCAGCACTTCCTTGCGGTGCACGACTCGTCCATCCGCAGCTGCAAGCTCGTCGATGGCGTCGACCTGCTTGCCGATGGGCGCTACTTCCTCGCGTACCCGAGCACCATCGAAGGGCGCGAGTACCGATGGGAAGTGTCGAGCGACCCCTTCGACGGCGTGGCCCCTGCGTCCATCCCTGATGCGTGGCGCGGCGCGATGACGCCCACGCGAGCGCCGAAGCCCGTTGTCGGAGCGGAGCTCATCACCGGCAACCGGAACGCAGGGCTCGCCGCTCTCGCGGGCGCGATGCGCCATCACGGCATGACCCGCGCGGAGATACTCGCGGCCCTCGTCGTCGCGAACGAGGAGCGGTGCGAGATTCCGCTTCCCGCCTCCGAGGTGCGCCAGATCGCCGAGTCCATCGGGCGCTACGAGCCCGAGCACGACACCGCCGCAAACGCCGCGATGGCAGATGATGCCGTCGCCGACTTGCTCGCGAAGGTCGAGGCGCAGCGGACCTCGGAATACTTCCTCACCCGCGCGACGGCGTTCCTCTCCGAGCCCGCGCCGTTGCGATGGCTGGTCAAGGGATGGGTGCCGGAGTCCGGCGTGACGATGGTCTTCGGCGAGTCGGGCGCTGGCAAGACCTTCATCACGCTCGACATGGCGTGTCGCATCGCGACCGGCCTCGACTGGCACGGGCAGCGCGCGAAGCGGGGCGTCGTCGTCTACCTCTGCGGCGAGGGAAACTTCGGCTTTCGCCAGCGCGTCGCAGCGTGGGCGAAGCTGCACGGACGCGGCGACCTCGACCTGCTGCTCGTGTCGAACAAGGCCCTCGACCTCGACGGCCCGCACGCTGCGGCGCAGATTCTCTCCGCGGTGCGCGAGCTCACCGACGGCGACGTTGAGGCGGTCTTCGTCGACACGGTGAACAATCACATGGCGGGCGACGAGAACTCGGCGCGCGACGTTCGCAACATGTTCGGCGCGTGCAACGTCGTCGCCTCGGCCCTGCGCGCTACGGTCGTTCTCAACCATCACACCGGGCACAACGTCGATGCGAAGGGGCGCGCGCGCGGTTCGAGCGCGTGGAAGGCGTCGCTCGACGCGTCCATCCTCATCGCGAAGGGCGACGACGGAACCATCGAGGTCTCCTGCACGAAAATGAAGGACGCGGAGCCCCCGGCGGCGTTCGTCGGTCGCCTCGACTCGGTGGCCCTCGGGTGGGTCGACGAGGACGGCGAAGAGGTCAAGGGAGCGGTGTTCGTGCGGCTCGAAGGCGAGGTCGTCGCGCCGAAGAAGCCGAAGGCCGACAGCAAGCTCGACAAGCATCGCAAGGTGTTCGAGGGCGCGTGGTGGGCCAGCGGAGCGGAAGACCGCGCAGGAGTTCCGTACCTCTCCCGCGCCGCTCTGCGCGCGTATCTCGTCGAGCACATGGGCATGACCGAGGCGACCGCGAACCAACTCACGAAGCCAACCGCAGCCGGGAAGCTCATCGCCGAGCTCCTGACCGCCGAGGTCATCACGAGCCATGAGCACGGGTGGATTGTGACGCATGACGAGCACGCGAACGCTCTCAGGCTGGCGAAGGGTGGTCTCCGGTAACGCGGTAACGTTACGGTAACTGACGGTAATTCGTTACCTGGGCAGGGCGACTACCCGGTAACGTAACGTAACCCCCTCCTTTAGGAGGGGTTACAGTTACCGAGGTCGAGCGTCGCAAACGAGTACCAGATGACGCAAGATTATGCAGTGCGTCGAGAATGAGACGAAGAGGAAAGACATGCGGAAGAAAAAAGAACCCCGATGCTTTTTTAGTTTGCATGTCGCTCAATCGTGGTGCATAGTACGTTCATCAACACGGCGAACCCGCCGAAAACTGAAAGAAGCGAATCATGAACACGAACGAAATCATCAACTACGCGGCGGCGGACAAGGCAATCAAGGCGGCAGAGGCGATGCTCGCCTCCCTTCGGTCGATGCGCGCCGCGGGCGACGTCAACGAGCGCCACTGGGTCGACGCTGACAAGATCTTCCGCACGGCGGTGCGCGCCGCGAACCTCGCGATGCAGACGGCAGAGTCGTTCGAGAAGTACGACCTCTCGAACGCCTACGCGGCGGCGAACATGAAGTTCGGCGACGAGCGCGCCGCGGCCGAATGCGAGCTCTACCAGCTTAAGAACGCAGCCTAAACATCCCCCCCCGGCGGCTAACCCCCGCCGGGCTTCACCCCTACCAAGGTTCAACCATGATCCGCATTCGCGGCAACGCCGCCACCCTCGCCGACCTTCGCGGCCTCCTCTCCGTCACCACCGACCCCGAGCTCCGTGACCTCCTCGCCGCGTGCCTGCGGATGCGAGGTGTCGCGTGAGACTCCCTCCACCCCGCCGCGGCATGGTCCGCGCCGCCATCCTCGAAACGCTCGTCGTCACCGGCTCCCTCGCCGCGGTCGGGGCGTTCATTGGGGTGCTCGCCGCCCTCGGTGCGCCATGACCCCCGTGCTGCGCCCACGAGGCCGCAAGGGCGGCTTTGACGACGCTGCCCTAGCTCGCCTCGCCCTCGTCGTCAAAGCGGCGTCCTTGGGGCAAGGGCGCGCGACTGCGGCGGTCATCCGAGCCGCGCTCGGGTGGGGGCGCACGACGGCACACAAGGCGCTTCGGGAGGCGGTCGCCCGTGGGCTCGTCGAGAAGATGGGCGCGACGAAGGGGGCGTGGTATCGTACCACCACCCTGAAACCAGGAGAGACCCGTGAAGACTGAGCTCTGGCCGCTGGAGCGGCTCATCGACTACGCGCGCAACCCGCGCAAGAATGACCACGCCGTCGACCGGGTGGCTGCTGCTATCAAGGAGTTCGGCTTCCGAGTGCCGATCGTGGCGAAGTCCGACGGGCTCGTCGTCGACGGGCATCTCCGGCTGAAGGCCGCGCGGAAGCTCGGGCTCGTCGAGGTGCCCGTCGTGCTCGCCGACGACCTCACCGACGCGCAAGTGAAGGCGTTCAGAATCAGCGTGAACCGCATGGCCGAGCTCGCCGAGTGGGATTCCGAGCTTCTCGCCCTGGAGCTTGGGGAGCTCGGGGAGCTCGGGTTCGATCTCGACCTCACCGGCTTCTCGGGCGGCGAGATTGCCGCGCTGACGCTCGACGACGCGAAGCCGCCGACGAAAGAACAAGAATCGAGCACGAAAGAGATTGACGCCGACGAGTTCCTCCTGGGTCATCGTTGCCCGCGTTGCGGGATGGAATTCGACGATGAAAAAACCTGATTGCGCTTGGAACCTGAGCGACCTTGCGGACGTGCCCAAGAACGGCGTGAAGGTCATGTCGACCTTCGCGTGCGGAGGTGGCTCGACGATGGGCTACAAGCGCGCGGGCTGCGAAGTCATCGCGGCAAACGACATCGACCCTGAGATGGCGTGGCACTACAAGCGGAACCATGCGCCGAAGCATTATTTCCTCTGCCCGATTCGCGACCTGCTCACGGCGGAACTTCCGCAAGAGCTCTTCGGGCTCGACATCCTCGACGGCTCGCCGCCGTGCTCGACGTTCAGCATGGCCGGCAGTCGAGAAGACGCTTGGGGAAAGGAAAAGCACTTCCGCGAAGGACAGTCGAATCAGGTGCTTTCCGATTTATTCTTTGATTACCTTGACTTGGTGGAGCGGCTCAAGCCTCGCGTCGCCATCGCAGAGAACGTCAAGGGGATGATTCTCGGCAACGCCAAGGGCTACACCAAGCTGGTGATGGCCCGGTTCAAAGAGCTCGGCTACAGGCCGCAACTTTTCCTTTTGAACGGCGCGGACTGCGGAGTGCCTCAGCGACGCGAGCGGGTGTTCTTTTGCGCCGTGCGCGAGGATCTGAACGTGCCGCCTTTGAAGCTGGCACCAAAGCACCGATGGATTTCAGCGGGCGAGGCGACGGCTGATTTGCAGGTGCTGACAAGTGATGAGTTAAAAGAAACAGCCCCGATTGCAATACATCGAAGATTTTGGAGCAAAGTTCAAAAGGGTGAAAGCTATACTGATGCGTGCATGAAAGAAATTGGGAAAGGCAGCTTTTTCAACTATGCCCGCCTCGACGATCGAAAACCATCAAGAACACTTGATGCGCACTTCCTAACTAAAGCTCATTGGAATGAATGCAGGCAACTCACCTACCGCGAATGGAAACGCATCGGTTCCTTCCCCGATGATTACGTCGCGAAGACCGACAAGATCGGGAAGTACATGATCGGCATGAGCGTCCCGCCGAAGATGACGGAGGCCGTTGCACGCGCGGTGCTTTCGCAGTGGCTCGATGTTCATTCAGGGAGCAAGGTGACGTGATGGCCAACGGCAAAGCAGGGCGTCCGGCGAAGACGCTGACCGAGAAGCAACGCGGCGAGATTGAGACGCTCGGGGCGTTCCTTTCCATCGAACAGATCGCCGACTACTTCGGCATCGGTCGCACGACGTTTTACGCGCTTGCGGAGAAAGACCCGGAGATTCTCGAACATTACAAAAGAGGGAAGTCGAAAGCGATCGCTCACGTCGCGCAAGGTCTCATTCAGAAGGCGCGCGCTGGCGACACGACTTCGGCCATCTTCTTCCTGAAAACGCAGGGCCGCTGGAGCGAGACGCAGAAGCTGGAGCACTCCGGGCCGGACGGCTCGCCGCTCTTCGCGCGCATCGAAAGGGTCATCGTCGATGGCAGCCGCAAAGACGACGCTGAAGATTGAGACGCCGCGCTGGTTCGCGCCGCTGCTGAAGCCTGCGCGCTACAAGGGCGCGTACGGTGGGCGCGGCTCGGGCAAGTCGCACGCCTTCGCCGAGGCCCTCGTCGAGGCGCACATCATCGACCCGAACCGCTCGACGGTGTGCGTGCGCGAGGTCCAG